CTCAAGAATGAAGTTGGACTACGTCTATAAAAGATGCACACCCTAAGGTGTGGAGAAACTAGAAATAGTAGGCTTCAAACCTTAGTGAGGGCAGTGCTGGTCCTAGCACTGCTAGAATTAAACAAGCGGATAATTTGCGTTCTCGTAAATAACTGGAGAACCCAAATAAAAGAGAGGAGTGAAATCCTCTCCCGCCGCGCAATATAGCGCCATGTTTGATTCATGGGGGATGTTCTGACCTTTAGTAATTAAATACCAATTACGCTGGAAGGGATCAGTCCTTACAGGTGTTTCCACGTTGTCATAGATCGTCCTAGTTTTCGCCGGGAAAAATCTATACTTAGAGTAGAAAGGCACTTCAAAAGAGTGCATGGTATTTACGGAATTGTTTTGCACCGATATACCTGACGGTCCGTCAGTCAGGTACTTAGAAAAATTATATATAGTTCCTAGTGCAAAAGGCGGATCATTTCCACAGTCACAGAGAGTAGGTATATTCGCGTACTTCTGGTAAGGAAATGTCTGCAAATGATCATGCGATACTATGGTTGAAACAGAACAACAACCTGCTGCAGAAGTATCAGCTGCGTAGCGTATGGATCCTCTCCAACCACCGAAAGCTCTGGTGATATAGTGAAGATACGTGAAATTTGCGTAAGCGTACAAACCTAAACTGGTTCCATATAAGGGCATAGCCTGAAATAAATTGGATGCAGTTTGGTAGCCACCATCTAATGGAAACTGATATCTACTTACCAGACACATCATATTATTTGGGGGATAGTCATTTGCTAACGGTATGTATTCGGAGAAACAATATCTCTTCATTAACTGCCGGAAGGATTTGACTGTCTCACCAAAGTGTATGAGATTATCTTTGGTATCAGTAGGTACTTTCTTGGCTGGAATAGTCACAGTCTCAGATTGTGGTACGAGATCATTACGCAAATCAGGCACGTGGGACATACGGGAAATGTATTTGTTAGTGGGACACGCCACCTCAAAATCTTCACCTGTTGAGATGAAAGAATTGATATAGATTGTACCCCCAACAACGTCACTTGGAGCCTGCAACTCATTAACAACGTATATGGAAAGTGTTCCGTTTCCAAAATTGTTAATATAAGATGTATAGCTCAACCTGTTCTCAGAATATAATGGTGAACCGTTTGGAAACGGTGCATGATTATTATATGAGAGGGGCTGGCTCCAAGGAATATCTATGGTAACCACGGTTGATTCAGAAATATCAACTATGGTAGTGAAAGCTACGTTGTATTCAGCACTAACCTCCTCAGGGTTGGCAGCAGTAATAGCTGTTGCCACAGGATCATAGACAAATTTAAGTCTACCCTTATGGAAATTAGTACAAACAACATCAAAGGTATACCGCATGGTTCCCCGCCAATATTCAAATGGATATGTGGCGAAGGCACACGCGGTTAGATGGTGTTCTGTATGTGCTGAAAAGTTTTCGACGATCAAACAAGGATCAACGATAACGTTATAAAGAAGCTTCTCGGTCAAATCAGTTGTATTCCAACTGAAAGCATCGAACCAGGTCGGTCGCATGGATATGGAGAGGATTGTTAGTTCATCCTCTCCAGCTAACCCTGCAACTCTGGGATCGATACTCAATTCTTGTTTTTGATCGAGAGATAATTTAGAACAGTCGTCGACATTGTTGAAATTCGCCATCGTACACTTAGTGGTTGGAACGAACATATCACGATTAAGCAAATTCGGTTTTGAAAATCCAAACAGATTTGCTATAGCAGACACGGCGGAAGCGCCAATTTGTGTCGCCATAGCATAAGGTGCTAGTAAAGGCACATCTGTGAATCTCTTAGCAAAATTCGCAATTGCAGTAGCAGTTCGTGAAACTGGTTTCACAGTATATTCGTCAGACTGTGGCACAAGTGAAGATGGTTCAAATTGTGTAGGCGTCGAAAACACAACGTCAGTGGCCCATGCAAAAACATTAATACGTACAGGAGTTGTGGTTGTTGATGCAGGCAACAAATTATCAAAAGATCTGATATTAATGGTGCCCATCTGGTCACAAGAAACATTTGGAATATCCAACACATTCTCAAACCAGAAAAATGGTAAATGCATCTCACCTCCTAAACTCAAACACGGATTAATCATCACGTGGGGGCGTTGGCTTGCTTCGACAATATCCTCGAGAAAGAAAGTTCTCATTCGAGTTAATGTGTCGAAGCTGGGGAGCGGATTATACGATGCTATGGCTCTACCATAACAGAAAGGGTTTCCGTTAATGATAAACTTCACATGTAGTTTACATCTTAGCAAACGGTAATTAGTAATTCTATTAACAACACGTGGGTTTTGAAAGAATAACATCCAAGGGTTGATTGTTCTAAAAATACTATCATTAACCGTCCATAGAAATGTATCTATTCGTATAGGTCGGGAAAAGAAAGAGTCCAAATCTGTACCAGACAGCATTTGAACATCTCTCAAGGAATCAAATTGCGAATCAATACTCGAAAGTAATTGGTCTTGCTCCACAAATTGAACATTTTGTTCTTTCTCATTAGAGGCTGATGCGTCACTCTGAGGAAGAAAGGAGTGAAACGTCTTTGCCATAAAATTTAATTTATTGTTCATACGTTATTTAGAACCTGACTCATTTAGTATGATACTGAGCAGGGGTACAATTGTTTAGTTGACGAGACTCTTCTAAATAGAAGTAACCATTACAGTTGTCTACAGAAAGAAAGCCTTACATAGTATGCAAATGTGAACTTTACTACGTTGGGTATCCAATTCTTTAGGTCTAAATTTGGTTTAAAGAGCATGAAGAAACGCTCTGGAACAATTTTATGGACTTTTCGGGTCAAACCATATTCAGCAATGGAAAAGTTTTCACTTTTTAGCCACAAGTTTAACGACTTTGGGGGTCGCAGCGACCTATAAAAGGTCATCACTGTGGCACGCGCCATCTTCAAACCGGGTTTCATCAGTTTCAATCGGCACGTCGTACTTGGCTTTCCATTTGGCTACTCTTTCGTCAAAATCTATCTCTAAAATCGGTAGAGGTAGATTTGCAGCAGCACACACCTTGCGCATTTGTTCCAGGCGCATAGTGTAATGGACACGACCGTAAGCAAACCATTCATGGAGGGCAGTTTCTATACAACTGCTAATTACATCCTCTCGACTGGCGTTCTTACTACGCGAGTTGCAATGTAGTGATTTGAAAATGGAACTCTCTTCAAGTCGCCCTATTTTCCTCCCAATTTCTTCGACATAAAAGGATTGTCGCTTAAGAAAATCAAGATTTTCTAATTCATAGAAATCTTGCGGGGAGGAAACTTTATCAGGGGGAGTTATCTCCATATCATGCGAGTTCAAGAATCTTTTTACAGTCATGAAACTGTATTTTGCTCGAATAGACTCTCGAACTGAGCATTTGTTGTCGTCACCATAAGTGATCAATGCAACATTTGATTTGAAGGGAGGGGGGCACCCAGCATCGTAATAACACATACGCATGTAGATGGAATTTGCTATACAATTGATTTGAACCGTCAAATTATTACCAGACGGGTTCATGTTATACAATTGTAATAACACTCCATTGAAATCAATGGTTGGATGAGTGATATCATTAACCATTGCTTTCATAATACATATATCTTCTTCGGAGTAATCGAAATATTTCGCAATTTCGATTAAAATCCAAAGAGCTGCACGCGTAATCTGTGCATTAATACGAGTGTCATAGGCCTTATAGTCCATACCAAAACAACCCTTTCCATCAGGAGAGAATTGGTTGGTGTAATCATCAAGGTCCTGCCATTGCTTGCCAAAAGCATTGAGCCCCACAGCAATTTCCGTTTCACACGGATAATGATGTAGGAAGCGGATCAATGGGAGAAAATACTTCCGGACTAGCAAAGAAAGCACAATTGGTGCGGCTTGAAAAACACGCACTTTCTCACTTGTAACTTCTTTGACTTCGTCTTTAAGGCAAGCAGCAAATATTGGGTATGCCCTTTCGTTGCGCTGATAACATGCAAGAGTTTTTTCCAACTCTTCCATAATTTCAGCATTGGGGATCCTATGCAATAGGGCCCCACGCTCATCTAATACATCCTCAAAGTACTTGGACTTTGGTCCAAAAACAGGAAAACCAACACTGGTCTTCATGTTGAGGGGTTCAATGAAACGCTTTCCACGAACACCGGAAACCATCTCAATAATAGAAAGAGGCGCAACGCGACCTTCAAAAATCTTGTACTCGGGGACTTTCGCCAAAACTGGCTCCAAGTAATCTCTACACGCTCTATGCAGTAGGGTTACCGGGAATGGTATGGAAGGGTTTGACACTTGCGTCATGCACCTGTTATAGTGCTCCCAACCACGCCCCATTTTTGGCGGGCCGTACTTGTTTGGCACATTCATCAATTCAATGATGAGATGACTGATAAGAGAAACCTCCACAGAACTCTGTGAATGCTTCCCATTATTAGTTTGCCCATATATTTCCACGTAATTTTCAGACGTGAATGTATGAGGCAATGCCATGTGGTGGAGAGGTTTAACGACAATCTCCTTACCAAGATGCGATTCCGGCAGCTTGGTAGAATCTGTGGAGATAACCACACAGAAACTATTGTCGAGGGCAGCAATCATTGATTCCAACTTGGATCTGGAAAGAAAAATTGCTGAACCCTTAGATTCGTTCCCTGCAATGTGAAACCCTAAAATACTAGGGTTAACCTTGCTGACCACACAGGACATGCAAGCACCTTTGCCAATCAAAGAACTAGTATATTCGCACCCTTTGAATTTCATATACATGTGACCAGTGTCACAATGGGTGGTATATATATTCTCTGACTTTAGAGAACAGTCTTGGTATTTTCTAACCAAGACATTCCATCCCTGACCTTTAGCAGCGACTTCTGGGAACATCTTTACGACGTTCTTGAGGTCTGGACAACTCGGAACATAGACAACAGCTAAGTCATCAAATTTCTGAGACGTCTCATAACTGACGGAAAAAACAAATTTTCCGCCTGGTGAGTCATGTCTTGTGACTCTAACCAGCATGTCAGGATGGGGCGTTTGGGAGGGATCTGAGCCGGGATAATAGATATGTAGGGGAAAGATAGCAACATTTTTTCGGGGAAAGAAAATGCAGCATCGGTTAATAGTGGTCCAATTATCTGCTGAAAATTCAGCAAAGAACAGATTACTATTGACCAGGTTGATCGCCTGATCTGTGACCATTGTTTTAGTAGCTCCATTATTTGGAGTACTCTGACCCGTCAGGGCAAAGAATGGTTCAAACCAACTTTTCTGCGCACTTATAGCCGCTGGAGAGTTGCTATTCTCTTTTTTGTCAATGGAAGGAAGCAAAATTTCCATACCATCAGCAGTTTGTGGTTTCACACCAAAATACTTCTGACGATACACAAGTTGAGCAATCTTGACCATACCCATAAGGAGAACTATTGATCCGAGAAGTTTGGGACCAAAATTATCACGCACATCGCGTGCATAAAGTGATAAGGTATCACGTCTGGCCAATAAGGCCTCACGCGCTAACTTAACACGTCTCAAATGGTTCAAAAAGAGAAGCAGTTGTGCAATAGGAGCAATCAAAAAACAAATGGGGTAGAAATAACCGACTATATATAATAGCCATAGTCGGTGAATCCACACCTTCGCGTTAACCCACTCAGCATAATAAGTAGTGTATCTAAAGAACCTCTGAAATATTGGGTTCACTAGGACACAATGTGGTGTATATTGAATGGTATAATTGAAAGCCCAATCTGAAACCTTCTCGTAAGCAATCTTTGTGATAAAATTAACAATAAATTGCTCTAGATTCTGGTAGCCGAAACACCATTTAATCATCCACATGAAGTAAGTGGACGGGGCGAAATTGCGCATAAAATTGGCGCAAACACCCTGGAAGATTGTTTCTGCATATGAGGGAGTATAGAAGAAGGATTCAGGAATGCCACAATTGCAAACCCGCATTGGAAAGTGATGAGTACAAAAAGGCATGGTATCAAAAGCAGTGTTGGCACGCAACAATGAATCTTGGCGCGCTTTGTGGGCAACTGCTTGTTGGCGCACGACATCCAACAATTGTTTAAGATTTAAATTGGTACACGCCATACGTGTTCCCAAAACATCCATAACAACAGGTTGGAATGCATACATTCCTTTACCAGTAAGGGGATTGGTGGAGGAAATGACTTCGTTCACATCAAATTCCCAAACATCGTGGGTGACATCAGCACCTACGAGATCGGGGTGGGCAACATTCAGAGTCGTGCCACCTGGCACACAATACTGCGGTTTAACCCGCACAGTTATGTGGTTGAGGCGGCGCAAAATGGACTCAGGGCAATTGGAATAAGTGGAAGCATCTAAATCTCTCTTATTTGTGGTAATCACACCACATTTAAAATCTATAAAGACGTTCCCCTTTTCGTGAATTTCTGCCTTTATTGCTTGAGCAGCAATATTGTTGAAGAACTTAATAATTAGAGCAGAAGGCGTGGCCGATCCATTTAGGAAAGTTGATTTGGTGTTAGACAAATCATCGATAAACAATCCCAAAACGTCGGAGGAGTACGTTGAGTGGTACTTATCAGCGGGGTCCAGCTGAATCTGATGTGATCTATCGGTCGAATATCCCATAGAGTGGAGACCCTGGTTCATAACCAGTCGTGCCACAATCGACTTTCCTTGCCCTGTTCCACCAAATATGGAATACCCGAGCGGTTGTTGTCTAAGGTTGGTATTTCGATCCTTCAAGGTCAACTTTTCCTTGATCAGAACCAGCTTTTTATAGCGCGCCTCCACATACTCGCTAATAATTTCATTAGGGCGAGCTTTTTGAAACGCACTAGCCATTTTAATACACTCATCAAGCTTCTTACGGAAGCCTGGCAAGTCCGGATGGTTACCGGCGAGAGCAGAAATCTCAGTAGAATCGACTTCTACATATAACCTATTAAAGGTTTCCACTCTTTGATCAGAAAACACAACCGGGTACAAAGAACCCGTAGTTATTATTTTCCATCCAGTTTCGGCAATCCACGTGAATGTGTCTAGGATTGCATCGATTATATCAAAACACTTAAGCTGATTCTTACTAGCTTCAAGTGTCATAAGTTGAACTCCACAAAAAGTGAAGTCCAACGTTTTCATCTGGCACACTGGAAGTGCCATGGCTGCGGTGATAAGCATGGAAATCTTAGAAAAAACGGGGTTGTTAATCAATAACTTCCAGTTGTCTCTAAGATTTGAGCAAAACCCTTCCGGAAAAAGTTCCTCGGCTACAGGTTCTGCGACTGGCTGTCTAACGAAACCACAAATTTCGTTTATAACAGTCAGGGGAAAGTCTCTCGACTTGGCAAAAGCCACGAGTGCAAAGCAATAATCTGCTATGCAATCGGCACGCCACATCTGATAACAAAAAGTTAACAGACTCACTCCGTGCGATTCCCAAAGCGCGGAGCGACCTAAAAGTGCAGCTATACGCATGCACTCATTGACGAATTCGTCAAATGACTGTCCCGGTAGAACAGGTTCTTCAACCGGGGGGGAGTAGTTACCTTGATGCAGGGGAAGAGGTAACAAGTCTTCATGAGGCACAACAATGATTTCAGGATTCGTATGAGGAACCATCATTTTCCGACGGACCTCCTTACGAATACGCTCTCGCCTCTCGAGAGTGTTTCGACGTTTATTATCCTTTTTCTTAATATTATACAGAGTTTTTCTAATTTCTTTCTCTGTAGGGATATGGTCAACTGAATTCATTGGGGAAGCGTCCTTGGCTGTCGCTTCGGGCAAATGTCCTGGGATGTATCTGCTATTCTTTAGTTGGATAGACATTTTGCTAAAGGGAAGTTGTACTCGTCTAAATTATTTAAATTGTACTCGTCTTGTTGTTTTTGACTCACACAAATGATCTCATCAAAGATAACAATATGTTTATATAGCTGCTAGCTCAATCATTAGACCGTAGTCCTCATGAGACTACGCACAACAACCATATTGCCCTCGAAAAGTTAATAAAATCATAGGCTTCGACCCCGAGTTCAAAATACTCAAAATCGTAAAATGCAAGTTCTCGTAATGCGGACATGTGCTGGCACTTAAGCCGTGCTGTGCAGTGGGGCCTGTAAGAACAGGTGCTCCCAAATCAATCAAATTGTCTGTCACGAAGTATCTGGTACTCCTGCGAAGGCTCTTTCCTAACTTGGTAGTTTGCGGAATGGAGGAACTTCACACATGCTGGTAAAACTACTAACTTACACTCGACAAAATCTTTCTTCAACGCTTGCCAGGCTATCGGTTCTCTTTTGTATGCATTGCCATCCATAACAATGCATCACACCTATTAAAGTTACGCTCTGATAAAGTAATCAGAGACAAAACCACTGGTATGGATCGCAAACGAAGGACGATACTGAATAAACAGTAAAGATAAAACTACAGTAATATATAAAATTCTAATATAACAAGAAAGAAACATGAAAATAAACATAAAACAAAGAAATATAAAACATATACAAAAGTGACGCGCGTTAAAACGCGGAACGCACACAATAGTGTGGAATAGACCCCAGTGCAGGGGTCAAGTGTTCGAACAAACAAATGTTCAACACAAAAGATGACACAGGCACAAAATACCTGGTCATTAAACTTAAATAAGTAAGAAATACAGTCCAAGACTTTCAAAACTAATATTATATCATTAGATCATAACATTAGGTCTAAAAGGAGGTGTTTCTGCTTTCGGTTCAGAAAGCCACGGATTCATCGACCAACATTTTATTGGCAGAGGCCACATAAAAGAGTCAATGGTACCGTTGTTTAAATCAGCACAAAAATGCTGCTCCATATAGTACACACCTGGAGTTGCTTTGTTAAAAAGCGTAAATCGTACTTAGACAAAAGCTGTTCTGCTCCCGACATAAAGTAACTACTTGTAAGAAGTCTACACGACCCAATACAAGATCGCACAATTACATCGAGAACTCCCCGGCAGTCAAAGACTGCCG